TTATGTATATGGTTGGCAGTACACTATTACAACTAAAATGACTGAAGAACAATTAACCTACTATAAACTCAAATACGAATGAAGATACTAGTTACTGGTGGCATGGGCCTAATAGGCCACAATATTGTAAGTAAATTAGAAAATGATCACGAAATTATTATTATTGATAATCATACTAATTATGGTTTTATACCTCAGCAGCAAATTGATTCCTTAATAAATGCACGTAGGCTAAAGATTAGCAAGTATAAAAACTATATTGTAGATATAACTGACATACACAATACTAATTTAATTTTCAGAAATTTTCAACCTGACTTAGTTATTCACTGTGCTAGTTATCCACGGCAAAAAGCAGTAGAGGCTGACCCTGCATTAGGTGCTAGAGTAATGTGTGAGGGTCTTACTAATCTATTAGAAGCCTCAATAAAGAATAATGTAAAAAGATTTGTTTATATCAGTTCAAGTATGGTCTATGGAGACTTTGAACATGATGTAACAGAAGATAGTCCATGTAATCCCATAGGGCAGTATGGTATCTTTAAACTTATGGGAGAAAAACTTGTACAAGATTATAGTCGCAGGACTAATATTGAACACGTTATTATTCGTCCTAGTGCTGTATACGGCGAACTTGATGTGGAAGATAGGGTTGTTAGTAAATTTGTTCTAGGGGCTATCCGCGGACAAATATTAAAAGTAAATGGACCAGATGAAGTATTAGACTTTACTTATGTAGATGATGCAGCAGAGGGTATTGTTCAGGCTTCATTAAGTCCTAATACAACAAATCAAATATACAACATCACCCGTAGTGCGGATCAGATGTGGACATTGAAGCAAGCAGCAGAACTTGCTATTAAACTAGCGGGTAAAGGTGAACTAATAGTGGGCCCTAGAGACTTAAGCTTTCCTAAGCGTGGCCGATTAAGTATTGAAAAAGCTATAAAAGACTTTGATTATTCCCCTAAAATCAACGTAGAAGAGGGTTTCCTTAAGTATTACCATTGGTTAAAGGATGTAACCTATTTCAATCTTTCATAAATACTTAATTAATATTAAGGATTTGTGATGTCCGATTCAAAACTTTTTAGACAATACATAGATATAATAAACGAAGAATCACCCGTCTATGCACAACGAAATCAGCAAGCAGCACAAAAATGGGCCCAAGAAAACCCTGACGCCGCTCAAGCGGTTAAAACGGGTCTGAATGTAGTAACTGATTTTATCCCTGGAGTAAGCCAAGTTAAATCAGCATACCGCGCTGGAAAGGCAGCCATGGGAGGGGACTATACTGAAGCAGGAAAACAGCTGGTAGGTACTTTTGTGCCTGGCGGAAGAAGAATGGTTGGTGCAGTAGATGCTGGTATAGATGCAGCAAAAGGCAATTACAAAGGAGCTTTAACCAACTTGTCATATGCAGCAGGAGGTGACCTAGGAAGATTAGGATCAGCATATGCATTAGGGTCTACAGTAAATGATTTAACAAAAACATCTACGCCAAACAATCAAGTAGCGACAGCTATACAGGCTGCAGATGATGATGAAGTGCTTGGACCAACAAAGGCATATACACCAAGTAATGCTTTGAAATCCTTAACTAGATCGGAACCAACAACTGAAGAAGTTGAAGAAGTTGAAGAAGTTGATGAATTAGAAGAAATGAAAAAAATGTTAAGAAAGTTTAAGTAATGTGGATATTATCATTTACACCCGACTGGGTCTTTCATTCAATAGCATTAGCAGGAGTAATAGGAATTATAGCTGGATTCCTGCTAGCCTTTATTCCATTAGTTAATAAGTATAAATTACCAATTCAAATCATATCAATTGTCTTACTGACGTTTGGTATATTTATGGAAGGTGCTATCCTTAACGAACAAGCTTGGCAACTAAAAGTAGCTGATATGGAAAAGAAAATGGCTGAAGCAGAAGCTAAGTCTGCTCAGGAAAATGTAAAATTGGTTGAAAAAATAGTAGTAAAGAAAGAATATATTAAAACACGTGGTCGTGATATTGTAAAATATATTGACAAAGAAATTGTAAAATACGATACAAAATTCATGCCCGGAGGACAGTGTGAAATTCCTAAGGAATTCTATAAAGCATTAAATGATGCGGCTCAGGAGCCAAACAAATGAAAAAAATAATTATTATTTCTATGTTGTTATTAACAGGGTGTTCTACTACTGTGCCCGTAAAAGCTAAGTTTCCTGATGCACCTGATATGCTAATGACAAAGTGCCCTGCATTATCACAGGTTAAAGAAGATGCTAAGTTAAGTGAGATTGCTACTAATGTAGCTAATAACTACACATTATATTACGAATGTGCAGTTATCGCTAGGGGCTGGCAAGACTGGTATCAAATACAGAAGAACATCTACGAAAACGCTGGTAAGTAATTAATTACACCAGCTTTGTTTCGCTTCTCCGAAGTATTCTCTAGCAAATCCATTAGCTATTAACATAGAACGTAAACTTTGACCGTCTAGTAGTATATCTCCTAACACACGGCCACCAAACTTATCCCAACCGTATAATACAACCTGACGTTTCACAGATTTTGCGACAGCGTTTGTTGTAAATTTAGATGCTGCTAGTCCCCTGTCATTTTCACTGGGGCACTGGGCACGATGTCCCTTTTCAGGGGTATCTACTCCATAAATTCTGACTGCGAGTTCAGGCTTTAATGGGGCAGGAAGAAAGGGGGCAGAAATAACGATTGTATCTCCGTCGCTAACTCGCAGGATCTGCGCATCATATGTAGCTCCTTGGGGAGTTTTAGCAGCATAAAGACTAGCTGAGTATGTTAATAATAGGATAGTGAGTAGTTTTTTCATAGTCTATTATTTATCTTGGGCATAAATACTAGATAAACGGGACTCTGAAATGGCATATGAAGTAATTAATGTAGGTTCACTTCCAAACGACGGATCAGGTGATCCATTACGTGTAGCATACATCAAAATCAATAATAATTTTGCAGTAGCGAGTAATCTTACACCGTCCGGATCAAATGGGGATGTTCAATTTAAGTTAGTTTCAGTCAATGGAAACGTAATTACAAACTCTTTTTCATCAAGTACAAACCTAAATTTTAATGATGATGAGGGCAACTTCTATATAGGGGCAAATATTATGCCACTAGTAGATGATGCAATGACTATTGGAGATCCTGTTAGACAAGTAGGTAATCTATATTTAAGTCCTAATGCTTTAAACATTGGTAACATAAACATCACCGAAGATGCAAACATTATGAACTTTAATGTTGCAGTGTTCCCCTCGCTTAAAGCAGATATAGTTGTAGGAGGTATAAACTATGGTGCAAGTCCTAACACAACTATTGATACTCACACGTTTATAACAAACACAACTTCGCCAATAGCAATATATGCAGTACCAACAAGTCAATTTAGTACAGGAAAATTTGATTTGACTAGCAGAGAAGCAAATAGTAACAATAGTCAAACAGTAACACTGGTTGCGTCATTGAGTAATGATGGAGCGAATGTTTCTTTTACTGCGTTTAACACATTAATATCTGGAAACGCAGTAACAACATACGATATGGATGTATCCGCAAATAGTGTTAGAGTTATTGTGTCCCCATTCGTAAGTGCCACTATCACACATAACATTTCATATAAGATTGATACCTAATGAGAGCAAAAGAATTTATCGTAGAGCAGAAGAAAAGAGGTAAAATGACCAAACGTCAGAAACAAGCGACAGTTGGAGTTGACCTATTTCGTGATCCTGACGGATACGATAGAATGTATGAACTAAATCGTATGATGATGGCTGTAGCTATGGCAGATGGATCAGGAAGTCTACTACCAGTTGATGCAGAAAGTTGGATAGGTAAAGATAATTCTGCCCAACCATACACAAAACTAGAACAAGACATGATGAAACAAGCAGCAAAATCAATTGGTTCTAAATTAAAAGACTCTAATCATGGTAATTTACGTAGTATGGAATTAGATACTACCAATAAATCTAGCCCAGTTCAAGCATTCAAAGGGTTTGGAAAATAATATACACATCAAATCTTGAATAAGTAAGTTTATACTTTTTTAGGATTTGTATGATAGATATTAACAACACCCTTGACTTAATCAAACTCAAATTTTACAATGAATGGCTATACGCCTCGCATATCTATGCTGAGGGCGAAAGCGGCTTTCATAAATCATTAACAACTCAAGTAGTTGAAGCATATGTTGATCCATTAGAAATGGCAAAAGATGCAGTCATTCTTGATTTAGGTTGTGGACCTGGTTACTTCCTAGATGAAATGAAAACACGTGAATATACTAACGTGACTGGGGTAACACTAAGTCCTGAAGATATTAAACTATGCGAAAGCAAAGGTCATACAATTAAAGCATATGATTTAAGCTTTATCCCACAGAAAGATGGTTGGTATGATGAAAGCGTAGATTTTATATTTCTACGACATGCATTAGAACATAGTCCATACCCTATCTTTAGTTTGATGGAATACAATCGTTTACTAAAACAAAATGCATCAATTTACATTGAAGTGCCCGCACCAGATTGTGATAGAAAGCACGAAAACAATCCTAATCACTATAGCATTTTGGGATCAAGTCAATTAGCAGCATTACTTGTACGTACAGGATTTGATGTTGAGAAATTCAACAATATTGAGTTTGATTTGACTGTTGGAACTGATGACGATGGCAATCCTGTCAAAGCAAGAGAGAAATACTACGCAATTCTAGCTACTAAAAGAAGACCATTAGACGTTAAGTAATGTGCTAAATACATCATGACCTTTGATGTATGGAAACAAGCACAGTTAATGAATGGTTACACTAAGCTACAATCTGTAAACCTTCCTGAAACTAAAGAAACGACCCTGCAAGAACTTAAAAAACTTGCAGGGTTACCAAACATGAGTCCACTTGGTGGTATGAATATGAGTGTGACAGGCACAGAGAAGGGAGAAATGATGAAGAAAAATAACATTCAACCAGGTACACCTGAGTGGTTTAAGTTATGGTTTAGTCTCCCATATATGACAGGAGAAAAACCATTATGAGAATACATGAAATACTAAACGAAGATGATAACAGGCTAAAACAGATGCAGGATGCTTTTAAAAAAATGCAACAACGTAAAGAATTTTATGGTAGAACTGTAGATGATTTAAAAGGTGATCCTGAAGAAATAGGAGATACTTGGGATGATTATAAGCGTCATGTAAAAATATTTGGTCAAATGCCAAAAGCACCAAAGCTGTATGATCCATCAAAAGATGATCCAAACGCAGCTCCTTTAGATCCAGATAAATTACAAAAGCCTAAATTTAAATCTGGTCAGACTGATCCATGGGATACTGATCCTGACTTAGGAACGGTAGGGTAGATAAATATAACTATGAGAGCTACTGAATTTATAAGAGACATACTAGATTTAATTGATAATCTAGACGGGGCGAATAATGAAATAACGAGTGACTGTGGGTGCAGTTCAGATTGTGATTGCCCTGATTGCCAAAACAACTTATCTAATAGTCCT